ACAGCAGGAAAGGTGTCTCCCCCTCGTCGTTTCATTAGGTTTAATCCGTCTTGTAGTTCTTTGCTCATTGTAATTTATTGCTAATTGTTACATCTCTTCTTGCTCCAGAACTTCCGTAAGTGGTTACTACTTTTTTTATAAAGTACTTGCCTTCTCTTGCTGGATGTTCACTGTCTTGAATGACTGCTGCCATACCATGCTCTGCATAAGGAATTAGAAATGATTTTACAGAGCCTTCAAAGCCGTCATATTTGAGTTTTTTAAGCTCCGCTTGTGCCATTTCTTCAAGTTTCTTTTCATCCGAGATGATACTTGTATGAAAAGTCCTGAGTTCTCCGTCTTTATCGCCGACCTCTATGCTTTTTTTTCTGTTTTTATTGTCTATGTAAGTGTATTTTATCTTTAATTTCTTTTGGTCGGCAGATTTATACTCTAAATTGTTTTCAACCAAATTATAGTTAAGGTCGTATATTACCTGCTTTCCTATGTTGTTCATCTGTTCCAGCCCTGCATATAATTTTCCTTCATTGTCTAAATAAATACTCAATGCAAAATCATCTTTCAGCTTTTGAAGCACCTGCGCCCCGTTAGCCATTCTGATGACGAGCTTATCTATTTTCATGCTGGGGATTTTATCCGAAAGCTCTACATCTGTCCCCTCAACCACTTTTTTTAGCACCTCTTTGAGTGTAGTGCCATTATTATAGGCGTGGGTGATATTTTTTCTCCTAAGAACCCACATAGCATCTTCACATTTGATTTCTAAGGGGATTTTAGAGCCTATCGCTGTTACATAGCCGACAAATTCCACTCCTTCGTACCTTTCTTCATAACCAAGTTTTATTTCTACTTTATCGCCGACTTTAATTGCATTCTCCACCTGTTTTTCCTCTCCATTATGTCTTATCTTGAATTTGGACGGCATGGTTATTACCGCAGTGTCTGAGAGTTCTTCCGTACTCTTGGTAATCTCCACTTCACTTACTGAATGGAATATAAAATCACCTATTTTTATCTCTGATTTTAAAATAAACATCTTACAAAGTTTTTAAAGCCCTTGCTTTATCGGTTAAATCTGCATAAAAATCGCTGTCTGAAACGGCAGTAATGGTGTATTTCTGTAAGCCCTGTTCTCCTGCCATTTCTTCCCACTGAATATCTTGGAGCACGATACGCCGAATTTCAAACAATTCTAAGAATGGATTTCCGACAACCTCCAGACTATCATTGATTTCAAACATCCTGTGGAGTTCCTGTACCTGCTCTGAAGGGTATTCATCTCTTCTTTCTGGGTCTTCATTGATGCAGACTCCTTTTATTGTAAGGGCATAGTCTTCGGTACAGATGTACTCTTTTACTGTCCCGCGCCTTTCTTTGCCTACTGTTGCGGTTTCAACTATGGTTTTGGCTAAACTCATAGAGATAAGCGGCTCATTTGGAAAAACAAATTGTTCTCTTTTGTATGCGACTTTTAGCGTTTGAAAATAAGCTCCTCCAAGCATCAGTTCTCTTGCTATTCCCCTCAGTGAAGGAAGAACAAATTTTGTTTTGTTTTTCCCCCACCAGATTGGAAATGCTGGACCTACATAATTAAAATGCGCCATGGCGACAAGTTCCTTAATGTCTAATTCCATTGTTCATTATGTTTGAAGTTGATTCACACTATTAATAGCTCTTAGCAATTCTTCTCTCACTCTTTCTCCAAAAGAAGACAGCCCTTCCTCTTTTGAGGAAACATAAATTTTGGTATCAGTCCCTACTTTATCAATATTGATGGTAATGTTGGTCTGTTTTGAACCTCCGGAGATGATTCCATCCGATGCTTCTTTTTTCTTTCTTCCCTTTTTCTTTTCTTTTTTCTTGTCATCTTTCCCAAGCCCTCCTCCTGCTGAATATTCAGGCATTATGGTGTTTTTTAAATTATTTACCGTACTGGAAAGACTTGATTTTTCGTTCCATTTTAACTCATCAAGAGGATTTTTGATACCTTTCTTAAATGCACCTGCTTTTTCATCAAAATTCTTTTGTGCATTTTCTATTGTTTTCTTTCTGTTTTCAGTGTCTTGATTTATCTTTTCAAGCAGTGCATTATTTTCTGATTCCTCACCCATTCCGACAGCATTTTTGAAGGTATACCAACCTTCCTTTATCTTATTGAGGCCTATCATAAAGCTGTTAGTGGTCTTCTGCCAGTAATAGTCTATCATAGAGGTAAAAGCTTCCCATGTGAGCTTTGCGTTATTTACAACGGTACTCCATGCCTCACCCCAACCGCTGATTTTTGATATAAGATAAGTGATAACCGCAATCAGCACGATAATTCCCGCCACAATCAGCCCTACTGGGTTAGACCATAATGCAAGGTTCAGTACCCATTGTGCGGCAGCGGCAGCTAAAAGTCCAGCCGCAAGACTTCCCAAAATAATAACCACAGGCTCTAAAATAGGCCCTAATTGCTCTCCTAACCAACTGAAGAAACTCATCATTTTGGAAGCAATAGGAATAAATACAGAACCTATTTTTACCATCATTTGTTCCAACTGCCCTTTTAACCCCTCTAATTGTCCATAAGGAGTATTAGCAACTTGTTCAAGCATTTTGTGGAATCTTCCTCCTTCTCCTGTTGCCATATCCATTGCTCTACGGACATCATTGAAACTGATTTTCCCATCTTCCATCTTATCCTTGAGGCTGCTCATGCTTTCTCCCGTTTTCTCGGATATAATCTGTAAAGGGTTAAATCCTGCATTGATGAGCTGTAATAACTCTTGTCCGGCAAGATGTCCTTTTCCTTGTATCTGAGCCAAAGCGAGTGAAAGTCCTCCGAGCTTATCGGCGTCTCCCATACTTATGTCTCCGAGCTGTTCCATGAGCGGCATAACATCAGAGCTTTTAATTCCATTGGCAAGCATCTGTGTAGCCATATCATAGACCTCGGTCCCAAATACCGTATCAGTAGCAAATTTTGTTAATCCCTCATATAGCGAACTGCCTATTTCTTTGCTTCCTGTAAGGGTTTGCAGCTTCATTCTCTCTTTGCCCGCTTCCATTGCTTTTTCTGTTGCCGTCCAAAAAGAACCAATGGTTGCCCCTGCCAAAGTCAGTGGATTAGATATTATATCAGCACCAGGCAGAGAGTTTGCAAAATCTTTCCGCCAGCCAGCCATTTTTGACCCGAAACCTTTCCCTGAGATTCCCTGTTCTAATCTTGAAATTTGTTTTTCAAGGCGTTGAGCCTCCTTTGTGGCTTCATTAAATTCCTTTTTTAGATGAGTAGAAAATTTAACCTGGTTTACCTTTTCTAGTTTCTTTTTAAGCTCATCTATAGAGTATTGAAGCGTTTTGGGACCACGAACAGCCTTAACAGCAGATGCTGTAACTTTTGAGAAAAGCGCCGACATCTTTTCTTGTGTTTTCGTTGCCGCGGCGGAGAGTTTTTCGGCATTGTTTTTGATACCATCTATAGAAGAAGAGGCCTTTTTTGCAGCTGCAGAAATGCCGTCTTTCATAGAGATGATAAATTCATAAACATTTGCCATTTTTAGTTATATTTGCATTATGTTATTAGTATTTGTTTATATTTTTCTGATTGCTCTTGCAGCAGGTTTTATATGGAAGCTCGGAAAAGATTATGTATATCTTATCAAATACCGCCCTGTGCTTTCAGTAGTCTTTTTAGCTGCTTCTGCTTTGATATGGAGCATTTCTCTTATAGACTACCTTGCTAAAGGGATGTTGTTCTTTTCTGTCAGCTGTTTTTTTATGTATTTCGCAGCCGTTCACAGAAAGAGACATCTTTAATAAGATTTTGAAGCTTCTGCTTCTTTAGCTCTTATCCACTTTAATTCTTCCACACGCATTGCCCATTCCTCATCTGTCAGCAGGTCGGGATTTATTTTGAAAAAATACCGCAGTTGCGCGTCCAAAATACGAATGGGCTGTTCGTCTTCGTTTACTTCCGCCTGCTCTAAAGCTTTTCCAGCTCAGCCTCTTTTACTTCTATGATTTCGGCAATTTTAGAAGATGCAGCAAGAAATAAGCTGTCATTAGTTTTAATTTCTTCATCTCCTCCAAGCCAGCTGTTTTTAAGGATAATTTCATTAAACTTCAGCGGGTCTTTTGTTGCCGTAGAAGATGCATAACTCAGCGTTTTTCTATCAGGAGTTTTTAGATAACATTCCTTATCTTCTATTTTTAATCTAAAAATATCTCCATGTTTTGATTTCCATTCTTGGATTTGCTCTTGTGTGATTTCTGATTTCATTTTTTTTTACTTTTTAAAATTGTTTTAAATATTCTTTAAAAATACCCGCCCGAATAAGACGGGTATAAAAATTTATTGTTGTCTTTTTACATCAATGAAAAGGATAGGAAGCTCTACAATCATGTTTTTATCTCCCTGGTTCATTCCTTTTTTTACTTCTGTAAACTCTACACCCTTTAGAATGTCTGTTACTATCTGTCCGCCATCATTCGGCACATATGCAACAACAATATCAAAAGAAAGAGCGAGTATATTTTTATTGGTTGCATCTCTGGTCATGGCTTCCAGTTCGCTCTGCCATATAGATATTTTACCTTCATAAGACACATTTCCTCCCACAACTCCGTGAGGCTTACATCCCCTGCCATAGAGCAGGTCTTTTTCTTTTTTCTCTGTGTATTCTATTGCTGTACATCCATCCAGTATTCTCCCTCCAAGAAGCACCGATATACTGCACCAGCTGTATTGTTTTGAATTAAAAATTGCCATTGTTAATCTATTTTAGTAGTGAAACCTATCTTAACTGTGATAAATTTAGCATACCCTACAGGCTGTAATTTAATGTCTACTTCCATTATCCCCGTTTTGATAATGTCCTGATTTTCATCAATCACAACCTTACAGTTGCTTAATTCTCCTTTACTCGTCATCTGCCCATTAATGTTACTCTCTACAGAGTTCTGCCATGCTTTGATGATAGCAGGATGTATTGTCCCGTTTTCTGTAACTTGGATTTCATCTCCCAAGTTCTCCACCAGTACATTGTAAGCGATGATAACCGCCTTGTCCATTACAAAGCCGTTGGCTAATGCTTTAAAATCATCAGTCTCTCCTGTAAGTGTAGGGTCATCGGTAAAGAAAAATCCTGCTTTCCCTGCAAAGTTTCTAAGGAAGATGTAATTTTTATCCGCGATGCTGTCCCAAGCGGAGGATAAAGATTCTACTTTTGCACCTCCTGTAAAATACGCCTGCGTATGCTCTACGGCTCCGTCTTTTACCCTTCCTATGTTCCTTTGAACCGGAGTGGATGCCAGCCGTGCCAAAGCCAGTCCGATAGAGGCTTCTTTTCCGCCGTCTGTGTTTGCTAACAATAGTGAAACCCTGTTAAACTTTGTCGTGCTGTAATCCTTTAAGGACTGTACATCTCCGCTGAAATCATTAGCAGAAATGATAACCCTCACAGGAAAATATTTTTCTGCAAAATCATCTGCTAATTTTTGTGCCTTAATTACAGCTTTGTCTGTATCTGCGTCGATACTTCTGCTGATAGTAGGGCTTCCGGAAGATTTTTTAAGAACGCCCAGCACACGGATTTTTCCCCCGGCATCTTCAAGTAATTTCTTTGCAAAAGTCTTTTCGTGGTCAGCCATCTGTTCCATCGTGGTAGCATCAGAAACAAGCATTATCCACAGCTCTGCTGATGTTCCTGCATATTCGTAGAATGCTTTAACATGTTTGTAAGCAAAAGGGTTTTCTGCTTCTGTAATTCCTATTTTCTTTGCATCCTCTAAAGAAAATATCTGTTTGCTTTCTCCAATAGTAATTTTACCTGCAACAGTAGAGCCCGTAACAACAAGACCAGGTGTCTTCTGAATGTCTGCTGTGAGCAGTTCTAAGCCATTAGAAGCAATGATAAATTTTATTTTTGGTAATCCCATTTTTGTTATGTTTTAAATTTTATGGTTATTCCTGCAATAAAGCCAGCTATCAGCGCTATACCTATCAAGCTGAGAATAGTAAATACACTTACACCGCTTTTCTTCTTTATATCTGTTTCCTCTTTTTTACTTGTATTTATATATCTGCTTTCAAAATCAGCTCGGATTTTTGCCTCTATGGCTAAGCTGTCACAGTGGGCACTGATATATACCGTATCTCCTTTAACCTCTAATGAAGCGGTAGCATTGCCGTTTTTTTGTTTCCATTTCAAGGGCTTTGAAAGTGTTTTTAAATCTCCTTTAAAATCTGTTTCTTTTGTTTTGAATGAAGACAAGGGCAGTCTAAGAGACGCTTCCGCTGGTTTGGTATGGAATACTGTATCGCGGTAAGTTGTTGTCTTTTCCGTGATTATTTCTGTTTTTTCTTCTGAGCTTTGACGCTCCTGCCGAACACTCCGGCAGGATGTCAAAGAGAGATAGACAAAAAACAAAATTACAAGTGTTAATATCTTAGATGTTTGCATATTCTTTTTTTGCGTCAAATGATGGACACGCCTTTTTCACATTAGGAAAATCCCTGTGCCCTTGGATTATAGCCTTTGGATGGACTATTTTAAATAATTTCAACAAATCCAGCAGAGCCTTTTTCTGGGCAGGTGTCCGGTTATCTATGGGGTTGTTCTGGCTGTCTACACCTCCGATGTAGGCAATATTGATACTTACTGAATTAAAACCTTTGACTCCGTTAGAAACTCTATCTACACTCAGAAGCTTGATTACCTCGCCATTGGGCTGGATGATAAAGTGATAGCCGGGCATTTTCCAGCCTAACTGAGTTTTCCAATATTTCTGAATACTCTCTACAGATGTCGTCTGGGGCGTTGCCGTACAATGCACGGCTAAAAACTTTATTTCTCTCATTATTCTAATTTATTTTCTTCCTGGTTGTCTTCCTGTGATTGTTCTCCTTCTGGCTGTCCTTCTCCTTCCGAATTTTCGGTGTCGTCTGTCTCGTCCTCTCCCTGATTTTCAGCATCTAATTCTAACTGCTTCGCTTTAATCAGCTCTTGAATTTGTGCTGCCGAAAGTTTCGGGTCTGGAGCTTCACCAAACAGAGCTAAATAATCTGCTACAGCCTTAGCCTTAATCGCTTTCAGCTCATTCGGCGATGGTTTTTTCGCTGCATTCTGCAAGGCACTTTCTCCTGTTTGCTCTGCATTAGGGGCAGGAATCACAGGCTCTTCTTTTACACTTGTTCTTAAATACTCCTCTACGACATTGTCTTTTAATGTCTGCGCATGCTTTTCTGCGTCTTCTTGATTGATGAATAAGGTTTCATCAGAGGTTGCATACACTACATTGTGAGGATGGTTTTCAAAGAAATATTTTAATTTATTTTTCATTGTTGTTGATTTTAAAAGTTTTCAGCCGGCTGTACTACCAGCTGAAAACTGGTTAGACCTAAAGAATTGTTGCTCTGTATTTAGGGTTGTTTCCTCTAATATTACCCACTAATGCTCTTTGAGCAAATGAAAGCAGGTCAGCCTGTAATCCAGAGTCTCTAAGAGTAGCATACATTTCTGTATCTCCGAAACATCTGAACACTTCATCCGTTACCCACATGAATGAACACTGCTTGTCGGTAGCGTCTTTGGTTGCTCCAAAAGCCTTTTTAGTTCCGTCAGCTTTGTAAATAGGGTTTTGACTGTAAGAGAAGACTTTAAAGCTGTACATCTGCTTCTCATTCATGATGTCTTTGTATAACTTTTTGTCTTCCTTCTTAATTCTTGCCAAATGCTGTGCATTAAAACAGATGTTGAGGCCTTCCGTGATGTCATTCTCTAAGAAGAATGCTTCTGCATCTATGATAGCATCTATAATGGAATCGCTCGCATTTAGGTTGAACAATTTGTTGAAAGCATTCGCTGTATCCACAGACCATGCATAAGCTGCTCTTTTTCCGATGTTTTTTGCAAGGGAGTTTTTGTGACGGTTTATAAGCGATTCCCGTCTGTTATAAGCCAGTTCAATCTCTTGCAGTTGTCTGTGGCGTGTTTGAGCGGTAGAGAATGTTTTAAGCACCACCTCATTAGGAATGTCTGTGATTTCAGCGACAGGCAGAGGGTTATTGCTTGATGCAAAATAATCTTCATGAACAGAAGGTTCTATACCCGCCTCCGCGAGATGTAATTTATTATTCTCTACAAATTCGGACATGTCTACCGACTGGGCTACAAAACTATGGTTAGGAATAGGGTTCTCTTTTATCCCTGGTATCCATATTTCCGTTTGTAATGCCATGAGCATTCTTCCCCTGTACTGGGAAGGTGTAAAATAGGTTACCCCCGCATGCACTGCCGTGATGGCAACGGCTAAGATTAAAGGGTTAATCTCTACCGATGTTATTGGGGTTAATAATAGAGATACTGCAATCGCTAACAAAAAGTTAATGCTTAATGCAAATAATGAAAGTCTTTTTTTCATTTCAAATAATTTTAAAAGATGATTAAATAATTTTTAGTTGTCCTTGTGCCTTACACCTGCTGCGTAATCCTTAGCCAGCTGGGCATATTTTTCTGGTTCCTCTTCCTTGATTCTTCTAAGCTCTGCCACATCATGTTTTTGCAGATAATCAAAAGAGAGTTCTGCGCTGCCGTCAGCAGAACCAGCCGTTCCTTTTGAAGATTTGGTAAGCGCTATAACATCTGCTACCTTACCATTTCTTGCATTTTGATTGTTCTGGGCTGTCTTTTCAGAAATCAATTTTGATAATTTGGCTTGCTGCCCTTCAAAATCATTCTCAAAAGCTTTAACTTGAACATCTTTCAAATCCTCTGGAATAAGTCCCAGCTTTACTGCCTCGCCAACTAATTTTTCGGCTTCCTTGCTTTGAAGGTGAATGTATTTTTCTTTCCATTCTCCCGCTTCTTTTTCTGCATTTTCTTTCGCCAGCTTCAAAGAGTTGACTTCCTGCAGCACCTCAAATTCACTGCTCTCTGCTCCCTTTCCAAGGGCAAGAGCTACATTTTTTAATTCTGACATTTTTTTATTGTTTTGGTTTAGATTTAATAATTGTAATCGCGCAGGTTTCCCATTTTTTGAGAGTTTAAGCGCCTCGTCATTTCCGCCAATATCCACAATAGAAAGCTCTATCATTTTACACTTGGTCACCGTTTCAAGGGTCTGCCCTGGCATGGCTAATTTCGGGTCAGATGAAGTCTCTATAATATCGGCTCCCAATGAAGACATTTTAATAAACCCGCCCTCTACCTTAGCAGCAATTTTCTTGGCAAAATCGTCCTGCTCGTCAAATTCTACCTCTGCAATGAGCTTCCCGGCTTCTTTTTTTAAGGAAACTGTGCGTCCTATAATTTCACTTCCTGTAAGTGTGCCAAACCCTCTATTGTGCATATAAAGGACAACGGGGTTTTTCATGTACTGCTCTGTGTCTATTCCTTCCGTTAGGATTCTATATCCGTAAGAATTGACCGCATCAGTGCTGACGATAAATGTATGTGTGTTTTTCTTTTTTCCTTTTTCCATGATGAAAATTTCTGTGGCAAAGTTGAGATTTGAAAAGCGACGAAAAAAGTGCTTGTTTTTTCATTAACAAAAAATTCTTAATGGTTAAGAGTTTTTTGTTAAGTATTAAACTACAGCTTTTTATAAAGTCCTTTTCTGATGAATTTTGCAGAAGAATTTAAAGACATGAAAGATATTTTATTTACCGATGATTTGACTTTTGAGAACGGCGATTTTGCCATAGCAGAAAGCGACAACCAGCACACACAGCATATCCTCATCGCTCAAAAAGGAGAATATAAAGCCTCTCCCGAGCTGGGGGTTGGCATTGAGCAGATGCTCAACAGCGAGGAGCCTATGGAATTTCTCATTGAGGCGAAAAAGAATTTAGAATACGACGGACAGAAGGTAGATAACATCTCTTTCACGGAGAATAAAACAATAAAAGTAGAAGCTAAATATTTATAAACATGGCAAGATTAAAGGCATCGGATGCAGATTATAAGAAGACACAAGGGAAAGAACTTTTTGTAAAAGGTTTTAATATCACTAATATATCAGAGATTATTGGGATTGGAGAAAAAACGCTCGGTAAATGGCGCAAGGAGGGAAACTGGGACGAAGAAAAAGAACTCCAGACATTAAAACCCTCCAATATTAGAAGGCAAACGCTAAAATGTGCATTAGCCATAGAAAAGGGAGAAGAACCACCATATAAGGCAGATGATATTTCTAAAATTGTGGCTGCCTTTGACCGGATTACCGACAGCCGTAAAAAAGCTGTTTATTCCATGGAAAGCATCGATGCCTTCTGCTCTTACATGCTGGAGAAAGCGGCTAAAAACCAAGGTAAAAAAAGAGAAAATATTTTAGAGCTTATCAAAGAAATTCGCCCTCACTTTGATGCCTATATAACAGAACTTTTACAAGATGACTAAAACCGAACTTAAAGAAGCTAAAGAGCGATATTTCAGCCTTTCTAAGATGATTAGAGATGCTACTTCCCAATCACTCGTAAAAGAAAGTACAGAAGAGCAGGAAGCAAGAGTTAGGCGCCTTTTAAAACCAGAAAACTACGGCGAGTTTTTTGACTATTATTTTGGTGTTTACAGCGGTCTCCCTCTCGGTGATGCTATTACTCCTCAATTTCATATCAGAGACTACAACAAAGTATATAAAGACCCTTTTATACGGCAGTTTAGAAAGAAATTCAGAGGGGCGGGGAAATCTATACAGGCAAATGTGGGCAATATATGTCACCTGAAAGAGAATAACAAAATATTCTTCCCTGTTATCGTCGGAGCCAATGAAGGACTTGCTAAAATCTTACTAAGTGACCTGCAGGCGCATTTGGACAGCAACGAGCGTTTTATCAAAGATTTTGGTATGCAGGTCAGTTATGGAGACTGGGCTGATGGAGATTTTCAAACCAGCGACGGAAAGCACTTTAAAGCATTGGGGTTAAATCAACCATTTAGAGGGCTTCGTTTTGGTTCATTTCGTCCAGACTTGGCTATATTAGACGATATAGAAGACAGAGACAGGGCTAAGCGTCCAGATATGGTCAATAAATATGGCGAAAAGATTGTGGGTGACTTGGTAAAGGCTCTGCACAGAAAAAGGGGAATGGTAATCGTCAATAACAATTACATGGTCAAAGAGGGCATTTTGGACTATTTAAAAGATAAATGGCAGGACAGCATTCACTTTGATGAATCTATTACCAACTTAGCAACCGCCAATATCACTAAGGAAAATTACAAGGATATTGACTGGGAGCCAAGCTGGCCGGAGAGAGACACCAAAGAAGATATTATCAGAATCATATTGGCCGATGATTATTATACTTCCCAGCGGGAAGACTTTAATAACCCTATTGAAGAGGGTAAACAATTCAAGGCAAAAGATATTATTCATACCAATATTGCAGAAAATGAAGTGTGGGACGGAATACTTGACCATTGGGACTTGTCTTATACCGCTCATGGAGATTACAAGGCAGGGGTACTGCTGGGGATTAAAGGCATGAAGATTTTCGTGCTGGAGGTATTCTGTCAAAAATGTGAAATCAACTACGCAATGCAGGTCCGCGCTGAATGGGTAAAAAAATATAGGGAGAAAGGATATAACATCATGGGCTTTTTTGATGCTACTGCTGCACAAGAAGCCGTATATCTTCCTGTTATCATTCAAGCAGCGGAGGACAATCATTGTCCTAACACTCCCATGCCGAAACATCAGGAGGGAGACAAACATAACCGTATTGCTACGGGAATTACTAATGCGTTGTTCAGGAAAATACTCTTTTGGGATGAAAGCCTTAAAACCCGTTCAAAAAAAGATTATGAGGCTTTTATGAAGCAGATTTTAGCCTTTGAAAGAGGAACAAATTCTAATGATGATGCTCCCGATACCTTAGAGAGGGGGATTACTCTTATACAGACTTATTTTGGATATTCTGAAAGGAAGGAAAGCACCAAGCCCGCTGTAGGAAAAAGAAGCAGCAGCCGAAAACGAAGAATTTAAAAATATAAGAAATGACACCGAGAAAAGAAATATTTATCAAAATAAAAGAGGCATTACAGGCAATACCACAGCTTGAACTGGTAGATTTAGACCGAGGACAGATGAGTGCAGAAAAAGAACCTCATCTATTCGTGGCTGCACTTATTCGGATTAACAGCATCAACTGGGAAACCATGACCGAGCAGAACCAAGAAGGCAGGACTTCGGTAGATGTTACCCTGTATTGCAGGGATGGATGGCTTAACCAGCACCAAAATACAGAAGATGTAGAGCATGGCCTTAATGAAATAGACCTTTTAGATGCTATTGCTGAAAAACTGCAGTTTCTGCAAGGCGAGCAGTTTAAACCATTAGAGCAGACGGGAGACGAAACCGACTCGCAGACCATGAAAGGTAATTTTGCCTACCGCCTCAGCTTTGATACAATGATTTACCGAAAGCTCGCACCAAAATACAAGACAGTTAAAATGAGTTTAAAACAAATTTAAAGACTTTTTAAAATGGCATTTTTAACCAAAGAAGAATTACACACCGTAGCACCTTTAGATTTCGTGGATATATTAAAGGGAACAGACCCTAATGTTATTGAGAACATCATCCAGGAGAGCATAGATGTTTTTAAAACCTATCTAGGGAGTTATTATGATACAGAAAAAATCTTTCTGATGCAGGGAGAAAACCGCAATGGACTTTTGCTCAAAAATCTTAAAAAATTGGTTCTTTATGAACTCAAAGAACGCAGAAAGCCGGGCGGAGACAAAGACGATTACAATGAGGTGATGAAATGGCTGGAGGAAATTGCCAGCGGAAAAATGAAAGCTGATTTGCCACTCAAAATGGAGGATAAAGATGGAGATGGACAGCCTGATGAACCTGTGCCTTTTATGAAGCTTGGAAGCCGCAAGACTTATAGAAATCATTGGTAAAAATGAAAGACTTAAAAGATTTACAAAACCTGCTTAATAAAGCCGCTGAAGAAATCCCCGAACAGGCATTAAAAATTATAGAAGTGGAGGGATTGAATTTTATTCAAAAGAACTTTCAAGACGAAGGTTTTAACGACAGCACTTTAAATTCTTGGAAAGAAAGAAAAACCACAGACAGGCAGGGCAGAGACCTTACTCGATACCGCACCAACCGGCACGGCAAAATGGGAGCATTAACCAAATTCGGGCAGAAAGAAATAGGCAGAGCTATACTTACAGGGCATAATACCGGCGGGGACAAACTGAGAAACTCTTTCAGAGCACGAAGAGAAAAACTACGGGTAATATTCTACACCTATAAAGGATATGCCGCCTATCACAACGAGGGAACACAAGATTTACCACAAAGACAGTTCATCGGTAAATCTGCTTATTTAGAAGAAAAAATTAAAGATAAACTAACCAAAACATTAGACCAATTACTAAAATGAAATATATACAGCATACAACAGACATCAGCGGAAATCTGCTAAAAAACCCAATAAACCTTAGTGCTTCTGACACCAACAACATCAGCAAGGTAACCAAGTTCATGGTAGATTTGGTACGCCAGCAGAAAAGAATATGGCGAAAAGAAATCAACGACTGGCAGAGGGCAAGGCTCAAGCGGCAAAGTAAGGAATATCCTCAAAATTTCCTGCTCCAAGAGGTCTATGATGACGCTCTAATGGATGCCCAACTCACAGG